GCCGGCGAGGAGCGCCGGCGTCGCCGCCGCGTCGGCGCGCGCGCCGAGCGCGCGCAGCCGCGCCGCCAGGTGCCCGGCGCCGATCAGGGAAGCCCTGAGCCTCACGTCGCCACCCCTTCCTCGCAGAGAAGCGCCATCAGCGGCTGGCGCGCGCCGCCGCGCAGCACGGCGCGGATGTTGAAGACGCGGCCCTCGCAGCTCAGCCGCATGGCGGCGGTCACGTCGTCGCGCCGGCGCAAGGTGACGCGGTGGCTGACCGCGCTCTCGAGCTGGAGGCCGTGCAGCCGCTCGCGCCCGCCGAGCGGCTCGAGCCGGCCCCACACCGTCGCCAGCTCGACCCAGCTCGCGCTGAAGCCGCCGGCGCCGTCGGCGGCGAGCTCCTCGCGCTCGATCACCAGCCGCCGGTCGAGCGATCCGATCGACATGCGGGGCTAAAGCGAATGCACCCGGAAGGGCGCGTAGAGGGCGAGCGCGGCGGCCGGCGCCGTCGCCGGCCCGTCGCCGCGCTGGGCGTAGAGCTGCGCGACGTGGGCGAGCAGGCCCTGGCGCAGCGCCTGCGGCACCGTGTGCGCGGCGTCGCCGAAGCCGGCGGTGAAGTCGATCGCCAGCGCGTCGACCGCGCGCAAGGAAGCGGGCCAGAGCGTGCCGGCGCGCAAGACCAGCCTTCCGGGCCGGCTGGCGGTGTCGACGTAATAGGAAGCCGGGTCGATCACCGTCGCCGCATCGCTGGCGTCGTAGGCGCGCACTTCCGTCACCGCGACGAGCGGCGGGCGCGGCAGGGCGATCACCGCGTCGGGCGCCACGCCGATCGCGCCGTCGCGCAATCCGTCCCACCAGCCCGGATCGGCCGGCGCCGGCGCATCGAGGCTGAGCCGCCAGCCTTGCGCGATCAGCGCCAGGCCGGTATGCGCCTCGGCCGCCTCGCGCGCGGCGCGGATCAGCGCCGCGATCAGCGCGTCCTCGGCTTCGTGGTCGACGCGCAGATGCTGCCTGGCCTCGGCCAGCGTCACCGGCTCGACCGCCGGCGGGGTCAGGAGCGCGAGCGCCATCAGCGCTGCTCCACGCGCACGACGATGGTGCGCTCGTCGACGACGCCGGCCACGGTGGTGATGCGGTTGACCAGGCTGTAGACCGTGCCGGTGCTGCCGCCCGCGACGCGCGCCGTGGCGGCGCTGGCGGTGAAGCTCTCGGCCGCCACCGTCAACCCGGCCGGGCTCGCGCTCCAGCTGCTCGCGGCGATGCTGTCGGCGCCGAGATAGGCCGACCAGTCGATGCGGTAATCGACCGCCGCGTCGGGGTCCTTCAGCACCGGGCCGAGGCTCATGGCTGGAGCTCCCGCCGGGTCATCACCAGCTCGCTGCCGTCGACATAGAGGCGCACGCCGTCGAGCTCGGCGACCAGCCATTCGACGGCGCGCGCCGCCGGCGTGCCGGCCGCCTTGATGGCGCGGCGGCGGAACATGCGCGCCGCGCCGTCGGGCAGCAGGCGCAGGCGAAAGTGCGGGCTGGCGGCGCGCCAGCCACCATCGCTTTCGGCGACGATGTCGAACATCAGATCTCGTCCCAGGCCAGCGTCACGCTCTCGGCCGGCAGCATCCCGCCGGCGGCGGCCGCCTGCACCTCGAGCGCCATCACCAGATGGTCGCCCTTCTCGCCGGCGCCGCTGAACGGCCCGGCGCCGAGGACCAGCGGCGAGGCCGCGCTGTAGCCGAAGCCGTCGGCGAAGCCGGCCGGGCTTGTCGGCTCGACCGGCTGGGCGTAGGCGGCAGCGGCGCGCCACCACAGGTTGACGCCGGCGCCGAAGCCGGAAGCGCCGTCGCAATAGGCGCGGATGTTGGTGATCTGGCTGTAGCTGCCGCCGGCGACGTTGAGGCGCAGCCATTTCTCGAACGACCAGTCGGAGCCGGCGCCCGGCCGCACCAGCGGGTCGTTGAGGTCGACGGCCGCGTTGTCGGCGTTCTTGAAGCGGACGGTGCCGCCGGTCTTGTCGGTGGCGGTGCCGCCCGCGCCGTTCTTCTCGACGATCTGCACGCTCGCGGGCATCCGGTTTCCCTCTCAATCAACCTTGTGGTTGGGTGGCGCCGGCACGGCCAGGCCGGCGGCGGGCGCCGGCGACAAGGCTTGCGCCGCCGCAGGCCGGCGCAATGCCGGCACCGCCGGCGCGAGCGCCGCTGGCGCGCCGACAGCGAAGACGCGCGGCGACGGCCCGGTGCCCGGCAAGGCGAGCCGGGCGTCGAGCGCGGCGCTCGCCAGCACGCCGATCGCCGCCGCGCCGTCGGCCGGAACCGCGCCGGCGCGCGCGGCAAGCAGCGCCGAGTCGGCGCCAAGCGCGATGTCGCGCGGCGCCGAGACGCCGGCATCGGCGGCGGCGGAAGCCGCAGCGCCGCGACGCAGCGCCGCATCGAGCGTGCCGGCCGCGTCGCGCGCGACCGCCAGCGCCGTGTCGGCGCCGAGCGTCGCGGCACGCGAACTGGCCACGGCGGCATCGGCGCCGGAAGCGACGATCAATCCCGCACGCCGCAGCGCGGCGTCGAACGCGCTCGACGCCGTCATCGTCTCGATCACGGTGAGCGTCGGCACCGCGCTGTAGGCGGCGAGCAGCGCGCCCCCGGCCGCCACCAGCCGCAGGTCGATGGCATCGCCCGGCGCGACGTCGGCGCCCTGGATGGCGACGCAGTATTCGTACTCGCTCTCGTCGTTGCCGGCGAAGGCGGCGCCGGTGTTGCCGAGCCCGTCCGCCTCGTCGAGGCGGCCGGTGCGGAAGGTGCCGGCGCCGAGCTGCTGCGTCGTCGGGTCGCCGTCGGCGAAATGCGCCGAGGCGGCGGCGCGCACCACCGCCGAGGCGCCGTTGACGTTCGCCCAGGCGCCGCCGTTGCGCCGGCACTGGAGCTGGAAGTCCTGCGTCGCGCTGCCGCCGGCGCTCTCGCGCACGCGGAAGCGGACGCGGACGTTGCGGCCGGCGAGCTGCGCCCAGTTGGCGTCGGCGGCGGCGATCCAGCTCGCCGCCGTTTCGCCGCCGTCGTCGTCGCGGCCGCGGAAGCCGGCCTGGTCGAAGGTGGCGCTGACGTGGGTCATGGCTCAGCCGCGCTCGCCGGCGCGCACGGCGTTCTTGGCCGGGAAGTCGGGGTCGGCGAGGGCGCGCGCCAGCGCCGCGCGGTAGGCTTCGTTGGAGACCGTGCGCCCCTGCTTGACCGCGCCGACCTCGCCGGCGCGGTCGTGCAGCAGCTGGTCGAGGAGGCCGAAGATGTCGGCGCCCCACCATTCGCCGGCGCGGACGAAGTACCAGTCCCAGCGGTGCAGCACGACGCGGCCGACCTCTTCGTCGGCGTAGACGATGGCGCAGACGTCGAACGGCGGCGCCGAAGCGGGCGGCCCGTCGGCGTCGGAGAAGGTGGCGCCGGAGCCGTAATAGATGCGCCAGCGCGGCACGCTCAGACCGGCTGCTGGCCGCCCAGGCCGCGCAGCACGGCGAAGCTCGCCAGCGCGCCGGTGGTGGCGCCGCTCACCACGATGACGCCGCGCAGGTAGCGCCTGCCGCCGCGATAGCCGACGCGCTGCACGCTGTTCTGGCCGGCGGCGCTCGCGACCGCGCTGAAGGCGCCGATCAGGTCGGCGGCGGCGACGGCGGCGAAGCTCGCGCCGTCGTCGGATTCCTGCAACTCGGGCGTGTGCGTGCCGTCGGTCCAGGCGCCGAACTGCACCAGGGCGACGGCGGCGCCGAAGCCCTGCAGGTCGACGGCGGCGCCGTTGGCCGTGGCGGCGCGCGCCGCCGGCGCCAGGCTCAGCGCCGCGTCGAGGTTGCTCTTGAGGTCTCGCATGGATGGCTCTCCCGCTGGCGAAACGAAAAGCGGCGCCGGTGCGGCGCCGCCGGGTCAGGCGATGCGCCGCGCTCAGGACGCGGCGAACTTCATCAGCTTGATCGCCTCGAAGTTGACGACGTCGCCGCCGACGCGCTTGCGCGCGTAGTAGAGGACGTGCGGCTTGGCGCTGTAGGGATCGCGCAGCACCGAGACGCCCTGGCGGTCGACCACGGTGTAGCCGGCGCGCAGGTTGGCGAAGGCGATCGAGAGCGAGTTGGCGGCGATCGCCGGCATGTCCTCGGCCAGCGCGACGGGGAAGCCGAGCAGCAGGTCGGGCTGGCCGGCGCTGGCGGCGGGCTGCCAGAGATAGTTGCCCTGGCCGTCCTTGAACTGGCGGATGCGGCGCGCGCTGTCGCGGTTCATCAGCCACACCGCGCCGGCGCGGTAATCGGATTTCAGCGCGTAGACGAGCGCGATCAGCGCATCGGCGGGGTCGCTCGCGGCGAAGGCGCCGGCGGCGCCCGAGGCGACGTATTGCAGCGTGCCCCAGGGCCGCGTCGCGTCGTCGGTGGCGGCGACCGGATAGGCGAGGAAGCCGCGCGGCTGGCCGACGCCGGTGCCGGCGACGAAGGCGGCGTTCTCGCGCCGCGCGAAGCGGTCGGCGAGCTTGGCGGCGAGCCAGGCCTCGATGTCGAGGCTGGCGTCCTCGATCAGCTGCTGGGTCGCCTTCGGCATGGCGTAGATCTCGTGCGCCGGGATGCGCAGCTTGCCGAGCTGGCCGGTGGCGGTCTCGGGCCGTGCCGCCGCCTCGCCGGCCCAGGAGGCGGTGATGTCGTCGCGGTCGACCAGCTCCTCGAAGGCGTCGCCCTGGATGGCGACGGCGCGGGCGAAGCGGCGGATCGGCGAGGTCTCGAAGACGGTGCGCGCGATCTCCTCGCTCATCGTCGCCGAGACGGCGTAGCCGCCTTCCGGGTCGGCGCCGACCGCGAGCGCCTTGAGCTCGGGCGCGACCTCGCCCCGGCGCAGGTAATGGGCGAAGGCCGGCGAGGGCGCCGGCGCGTCGGCCTCGCCCGGCAGCGCGCGCGGCGCGCGGCGCAGCGCCGTCTCGACGCGGTCGAGGCGCTGGCCGAGCTCGGCCAGCCCGGAAGCGGCGGCGTCGTGGTAGGCGTCGACCGCCTGGTTCAGTTCGGCGAGGTCCATCTCAGCGTCCTTTCATCATCCGGTTGAGGTCGTCGGTGCGCCGGCGCAGGCGCCGCACGGCGGCGGCGAGCGCGGCGTCGGCCTCCGCCTTCACCGCGGTGACGCGGGCGGCGGGGTTGGCCGGGAAGGTGACCAGCGACACCTCCCACAAATCGACGTCGGTGAGCACGCGCTGGCGCGTGCGCTCGTCGATCTGGCTCGCCACCGCGACGTAGCCGATCGAGAGGCCGCTGACCGCGCCGAGCTTCAAAAGCTCGTAGGCCTCGGCGCCGGGGCGGGTGGCGAGGGCGAGCCGGCCGGCGACCTGGAGGCCGACGCCGTCCTCGCGCATCCGCTGCCAGACGCCGATCGGCCGGCGGCTGTCGTGCTGCCAGAGCATCGCCGGCATGGTGGCGGCGCGGGCGTGCTCGGCGAGCGAGCGGCGGAAGGCGCCCGGCGCCACCACGTCGGCGAAGGCGTCGGAGACGCCGAACACCGAGCCGTAGCCGGCGAAGCTGCCGTCCTCGCCCAGCGCCTTGAGGGCGAAGGGCCGGGTCAGGAACTTGTGCGTCATGTTCGCTTCCTTGCGCGGCCGCGCGGCCGCTGCGGCGATGGCTGTGCAATCAGCGGCGCGCTAAGATCGCGGCGATGCCGTTCGCCTCACGATCAGCATGGGCGTGCGCGCTGGCCCTCGGCGCGCTGCTGGCGCCGGCAGGCGGCGCGGCGCCGGCGCGCGATCCGGACCTGCCCGAGGTCGATCCGCCCGGACAAGGGCGGGCAGTGGCCGGCGACGACGCCACCACCGCCAGCCGATGCGTCGGCAATCCCGTCACGCCGCTTTGCGCCGTCGAGACCGTCATCGCCTGCTTCACCCGCAAGCAGGACGAGTTGTGCCGCATCGGCATGGGGCTGGACAGGCCACCCGAGCTGGTTCGCGACGGTCCGGTTCCGGACGATTACTATTACTATAGATACCGCGTCGTCTCGGCGAGGCGATTTGGCGCGAACGACCTGCCGGAGCCGCGAGAGCTCAAGCTGACCGAGATGCCGCCGGCCTGGTGGTACACCGAAGACCGCCGGCAGTACCGGCCCGGGGACGCGGAAATCGTCCTGCTGCAACAGATTTGCTGGCCCAGTCCCGCCGGATGCGATCCGATGGGCGACCCGGACCGCTTCACCTATCATCTGCGGCGCCTGGGTGAAAATTGGGCGGTGCTGGTTTGGGACACCCCCGATCCGCGCTTCGAGGAAGTCAAACCCGAAGAATTCTAGCGCGCGAAACGGAAATAATCGTTGCGCGATGTCTCCTTCGGTTGCTTGGTTTGTCGGAAGTTCGAAAGCTCATGGCGCAACTTGCGGCCGTGGCCGCCATTGGCGATCGCCTTCCAGATTTGGAAGTCGTTGGGCTTGAGGACTCCCTTGTCCTTTGGCTCGCTGACGTTCAAACGCGCGGCTTCCCCGGCCGGCAAGGTCTTGATCGTCGCCTTGATTGCCGGCCGGACGAGATCGGCGCCGCCGTTGCCGCCCTCTCGGAACAAGACGTCGCACAAGGCGGATGCGCTATCGTGATCCTCGATCTCGGCCAACAGCCGATGGCCGGGAATGCCATCGCCGGCCTGATGCAATGCTTGGGTGTCCAGGTACCAGCGATAGACCCGGACTCGCTGCCCGATCGTCAGCTCGCCCGGATGCCTGACATCGGCGAGATCGGGAAAATCCCTTCTGAACTGCGGATTCTTTAACAAGCCGGCGCTGATCCCGCTCGAGGCAAGCACATTGCCACGCTTGTCCTTGTCGTCTTCGAGCCCGCCCTCGACGGCGAACGTGTCGGCGTAGCAGCGGCGCTCCTGGTCGCTCGCATCGGGGAGCTTCGCGACTTCGTCGTTCCAGGCATCCCAATGCTCCTTGACCGAGGGGGTGGCCCATTTCTCGGGAGGCGTCCTCGGGACCGGTCCTGTCGGGCTCTTGCCGGTATCGACATCGCTGCCCCCGCTGCCGCCGCCGCCGCCGTCGGTCCACTGGCCGCCTTCGGGCGCGCCGGCCGGCGCGCGCGGCTGGTCCCGCCGGCCGCCTTCCTTGGCATGCGCCGCGCGGCCGGGGCGAGGCGCGGCCTCGCTCAAGGCATCGCCGCCGGCGACCGGGCCGTAGCCGACGGCGGCGCGCTTTTCGTTGGCGGTGAGGAACGGCGCGGCGCCGACGCGCGCCCACAGCTCCTCGCGCCGGGGCCCGAGCGCGCTCATGGCGTCGGCGTCGTAGGCCAGGCGCAGGCCGGCGCCGAAGCGCGGGCTCAGCCAGTTGTTGAGCTGGTCGGCGACGAAGTCGAGGAAGGGCAGGATGGTGTCCTCCCACAGCGCCAGCCGCGCCTCGCGGTAGTTGGCGTAGGTGGCGTCGCCGGGGATGCCGATCAGCATCGGCGGCACGCCGTAGGCGGCGGCGATGTCGCGCGCGCTGTGCAGCCGGCCGGCGGCGAAGTCCATGTCCTTGGGCGACAGCGCCATCTCCTTCCAGTCGAGGCCGCCCTCGAGCAGCATCGGCCGGCCGGCGTTGCGCGCGCCGCCGTACTGCTCGGCGATCTCGCCCTTGAGCCGCTCGAACTGCTGGTCGGTGAGCGTCGCCGGCCCCTCGCGCGGCGCGAAGACGAGCGCGCCCGAGGGCCGCGCGCCGTTCTGCAGCAGCGCCTGGTTCCAGGCGGCGGCGGCGTTGTGCTGGTCGATGGCGTAGGCGGCGGCCTCGATCGGGGAGAGCCCGTACCAGTCGTCGAGCGGGTGGAAGGCCTTGAGGTGCAGAAGCGCCGCCGCGCCGCTGAGCGGATCGGCGGGATAGGCGATCTTGCGCCCCGGCAGCGTGTATTCGTAGCCGGCGGGCAGGCCGTGCGCGCCGGGCAGCACGGCGACCCGGTCGGGGCGCAGCGCGTGCAGCTCGCGCGGCGGGCCGCGCTCGGGCCCGACCGCCTCGAGATAGGCGTTGCCGGCGATGAGGAAGTGGCCGTAGAGCGTCTCGAACAAGGCCGCGCCGCCCTGCAGCGGGTTGGGCCGCGCCAGGAGATCGAGCAGCGGGTGGGCGAGATGCTCGCGCCCGCCCTCGGCATAGAGCAGCCAGCGCGCCGAGGCCGCGCCCTGCGCGATCAGGCGCACGCAGCGGAAGGCGACGACGTTGCGCCGGAAGCCCTCGTCGGCGAGCTGGTCGTAGCGGCGCGCCGTCCAGCGCGGCGCCGCCGGCCCGGTCCAGGCGAAGAGCGGCGCCGCCCCGGCGTCCTTGCGCGAACCCAGCCGCCGCGCCCGCCGCCGGCGCAGGAAATCGAACATGCGCGTTCAGCCTCCCAGCCGGCGCAGGCGCGGCTCGCCGCTGCGGCCGAGCATCAGGTCGGTGAGCGCCCAGACCAGCGCGTCGAGCCGGTCGGGCGAGGCCTCGGCGCCGGTCGCCTCCCAGTTGACCATCTGGTCCTCGAGCGCCGGGAAGGCGCCGACATGGCGCACGCGGCCCTGCTCGTAGAGCGCCGCCACCGGCTCGGCGCGGGCGCGCTTGCCGCGGCTGGCATGCACGCTGCGCAGCGGCAGCGCGGCGTCGACGGCGCGCAAGGTGGCGGCGACCAGGTCGCCGCCGTTGTTGACCTCGGCGACGACGCGGTCGGCGGCGAAGCGGTGATAGGCCTCGGCGGCGATCGCCGCCCAGCGGTCCGGCGCGTGGCGGCCGGAAAGGTCGGCGAGCACGTAGCCGCGGCCGTCGGCGCCGCGGCCGGCGACGACGATGCCGGTCTCGGCGGCG